AGTTGCAGTTGGGTATGTATCCTGTGGACGATCCACAGGGTTTGCGTAACCCCCGCCCGGACCGCAGCTACATCCTTTCTGGAACGAGCGGTTTGCAAATCACAACTGGAGCAGGACCAAACGGGACTGGATCGGTTGAAGGTGGTAGCCGTATCTTTCAATGGGGCTGGAATCCCGTTGGTGGATCGCGTGCAGATGATAATGGGCTGACGCCAAATAACTTGGTGTTATTGGTGGAACTTGGTACAGTTACGGTAGTGACGACATAAGGAGTCGAAAATGGATGCAAAGACCGCAGTTCGCAAGCATGAGAAAAACATGCACCCCGGCCAGAAACCGACCAAAATGAAGGCCGGTGGCAAAACCAACAGCGACATGCTGAAGTATGGCCGCAACATGGCGAAGGTGATGAACCAGCGCAGCCCCGGTCGCAAGGGAGGCTGATATGGCAACCGTCAAAAAAACCCCGGGTAGCCCCATTCCTGCTCGTGCAGCTCCGTCTGTTCTGAAAGAAGTGCCAAACAAAAAGCACCTCAAGGATGCCAACGTGTCTGTTGCCAATGAACACAGCAACGAATACGCAGGCGTCAAGACCAGCGGTATTAAAATCCGTGGCACCGGTGCAGCCACCAAAGGTGTGATGGCCCGAGGCCCGATGGCTTGAGGTTGACATGAACTACAGCGAGTTGTTTGCCGCTATCCAGTCCTATACGGAAAACCAATTTCCGGATACCTACCTTGCTGATGGAACGGCTGTGTCTACCACGACGCAGATCAATACCTTCATCCAGCAGGCGGAGCAGCGCATTTACAACTCGGTGCAGTTTCCGTCCCTGCGCAAGAACGTGACGGGTACGACTGGAGCGTACAGCCTAGCAACCCCTAGAGCGATGTACCTGAACTGCCCGAATGACTTCTTGGCGGTCTACTCGTTTGCAGTCATCAATTCTGATGGCTCGTATGAGTATCTGCTGAACAAGGACGTCAACTTCATCCGTCAGGCGTATCCAAAGCCTTCTGACACCGGCCTGCCCAAGTACTACGCTCTGTTTGGTCCTACCGTTTCAGGCTCCACTGTGTATGACGAGTTGTCGTTCATTTTCGGCCCGACGCCAGATTTGACGTATTCTGTCGAGTTGCACTATTACTACTACCCTGAGTCAATCACTGTGGCCGCAGATGGCCGCACATGGCTGGGCGACAATTTTGATTCCGTGCTTCTGTACGGCTCTTTGGTTGAGGCATACACCTTCATGAAGGGTGAGGCCGACATGGTTGCGCTGTACAGCGGCAAGTACAACGAAGCTCTCGCCATGGCTAAACGACTGGGCGACGGCATGGAACGTCAGGACGCATACCGTTCTGGTCAATACAGACAACCGGTGACCTGATATGGCATTCACAGGTAATTTCACCTGCAACGATTTTAAAACGGGCATTCTCAATGGCTCGTTTAACTTCACGTCCGGCACTTTTTATCTTGCGCTGTACACCAACAACGCAACGCTTGACGCCACCACAACTGCGTACACCTCTACGGGCGAAGCCTCTGGCGGAAACTACAGCGCGGGCGGCTTGCCTCTGACAATTACCCAGACTCCAACGACAGGGCCGTCTGGCACAACGGCTTACATTTCTTTCGGGAATGTATCTTGGACTGGTGCAATCACCGCACGTGGCGCTTTGATCTACAAATCAGGGAGCAACGGGGCTGTGTGCGTGCTAGACTTTGGCTCGGACAAAACATCCACGGCCAGCTTCACGGTGCAGTTCCCCTCTGCTACCAATTCATCAGCGATCATTCGCATTTCATAAGGAGTTCAACATGCTCACGGACGTTGCAAAATCGAACGACGTTGTTGGTAGCACAGTGGTGTCCAACGGCGGCGCTCAGGACGGTCTTTCCGCCAAAGGCCAATACAAAGTGGTTTGTCATGACAAAGATGGCAACCTGAAATGGGAAGCCGTAACTGACAACCTCGTTGTCAACGTCGGTCTTCAGGACATGAACGCCAAGTACTTCACTGGTAGCTCGTACACCGCTGCGTTCTATCTGGGTCTGTATGGCGCAGCCTCTTCCAACAACCCCGCTGCTGGCGACACCATGTCATCGCATGCTGGTTGGACCGAAGTGACGGCTTACAGCCAAGCTACCCGCCCCGCCTGTACGTTTGGTACACCCACCACGGCCAACCCGTCTGTTGCAACGAACTCCGCTTCTGCGGCTACGTTCAGCATCACCGGAACCACGACTGTTGGTGGCGCGTTCCTGACGACCAACAATACCAAAGGTGGCACGACCGGCACGTTGTTCTCCGCAGCTGACTTCCAGTCTCCCGGCGACCGCTCGGTGGTGAACGGCGACACGTTGACTGTCACCTACACCTTCTCCTTGACCGCAACCTGATAGGAAATAAATCATGGCTACCGCTTTCAAAAAAGGTGATACCGTCAAGTTGATTACCGCTGTCCCCGAGGGTGACGTTCAGGCGTTGCGCATGTTGGAAGACGGCACTGTCCAATGCTTTATTTCTTGGACGGATGTTGACGGCAACACTCAGGAACGTTGGTTCAACGAAGATGATCTGACGGCGGCTTGACCGCTAGGGGGCTCCACGCATGTTTGGCCTTTCGTCGCTGGCGGGAGCCCCTTTTGCCGCAACTCAGAACAATCAGTTCAGTTCGTCCGTATCCGATGCGGCGTCTGGGGTTGATACTGAGTCTGCGGTTGCATCTCTGGCTTCCGCCGTCTCTGAGACGGCATCCGGCGTTGACTCACAGTCTTCGCTGGTTTCTGTGCGTTCTTCTACGTCCGAGACCGCATCGGGTGTAGATACTCCTTCCTCTACATATTCCGTTGGCTCCGCCGTATCAGAGGCGGCATCAGGTGCAGATGCCCCGTCTTCAGTCCCCACGTATTCAAGCAACACTTCTGAGACGGCTTCCGGCGTTGATTCAATTTCTTCGCTGCCAAACTACGCAACCAACATTTCGGAAACCTCCTCTGGTGTCGATACCACTGCCGCCGGAGCTTCGCTTAACTCTTCTACATCTGAAACCGCATCAGGCGTAGACACACCGTCTTCCTCCTTCTCCGTCAACTCTGCTATTTCTGAAACGGCGTCTGGTGTAGACACGCCTTCTTCTTTGCGTACGCTTCCCACAAATGTTTCTGAGACCGGGTCGGGCGCAGACTCTGTCAGCAGCATTGCTTCTTTTGTATCGACCGTTTCAGAGACGGCTTCTGGCATTGATACGCCAAGCGCGGGCATTCCGTATTTTGCCTCCGTCTTCGAAGGTCAGGGCTGGAGCTACGGCACATGGGGAGAAGTGCCTTGGGGCGGCAATTACATCGGTGCCAGCGACTCGATTGTCAGCTCCAACCTGTACGCTAACGTCGTATTGGAAGCCGCCAGCGGCGTTGATTCCGTCTCATCTCTGCCGACGTATTCTGGCAATATTTCTGAGACTGCTTCTGGTGTAGATTCCGTCTCTGCCTTGGGGGCGTTAACCTCCAGAGTAAACGAGACTGCATCTGGCCTAGACACTCCGTCTTCGCTTGGCGCGTTTAACTCCAGCACATCTGAGACCGCTTCAAGTGTTGACACCCCGTCCGCAAGTGCCAACTTCCTTGTAGATGTAAACGAGGGTGTCGGGTACGGCTGGGGTCTTCTGACATGGGGTTTTGGAGGCTGGGGCTTCAATGGCGGCGTGACTGCTGCGGACTCTGTGTCCCCAATTACTTCTTACAACTTAGTTGTAAACGACTCCGCATCCGGTGTAGACACGCCAAGCTCTGTCTTGATCTATGGCGGGGTTATCAACGAGACCGCAGCAGGCGTAGACACTCCTGAATCTGCCGCTCAGTTTGGCGGGAATGTGTCTGAAAATGCTTCAGGCGTAGACTCCATTTCGTCCTCAAGTTCGTTTGGTTCTAGCGTCAGTGAAACTGCTTCTGGCGTTGATACGGCGTTTGCACAGGGCGATCTCTACGCAACTGTTGATGAAGGGGTCGGCAACGGCTGGAACACTTGGGCTTGGGGTTATGGCGGCTGGGGCCAAAACGGCGGTGTTGGCGCACAAGATGTCACGGTGGGGACGGTTGAATACCCCACAAGTATCCAAGAGGCTGCTTCTGGCTTGGACGAGGTTTCTTCGCTGCGGTTCCTCCCCGCAGCGGTCGATGAGGCCGCATCTGGAGTGGACTCCATCACGGGTCTGCCGACGTACTCTACCCGTGTAAACGAGACAGGAAGCGCTGTTGATGAGACTGCCTCCACTCCAATTTATTCCTCCAATATCGCAGAGACCGGATCAGGAGTTGACCAAACCGCAGCGTCCGCAGTATTCCTTGCTGAAATCTACGAAGGCCAGTCTGGCTGGGGCGAGTACGCTTGGGGCCTTGTGCCTTGGGGCGGTGGCGGCGTAACTGCTGAGGACACGACTGCGGCCAGAGCGTTCTACAGTCCGGATATTGAAGAAGGTGCATCTGGTATTGACGAGACCGCCGCAGCCATGACGGCGGCGACAAATGTCAGCGAAGCCGCTTCCGGGCTTGATGCTACGTCCGCACTGGGCGTACTTACGTCGAGCGTGTCCGAGACAGCCTCTGGGTTAGATACCCCGCGCTCCAATACCGTTTTCAACGCATCCGTGCAAGAAGGTGGAAACGGATGGGGTATTGATGCTTGGGGCCAGTATGGCTGGGGTACAAATGGTGCCGTTACTGCGGTTGACTCACCATCGTTGAACGTAGGGTTTGGCGTTGCAGTGGCAGAGACCGCATCCGCACTCGATGCAACAGCATCAAGCCCAACGTATTTCCGAGAAGTCTCCGAAACAGCCAGCGGACTGGATGAAGCCAGCGCTTTTGCCGCCTTCTTGGCAAGTCTGCTGGATGGGGCTTCTTCAGCGATGGAGGCTTTCGCAAGCGCCAACTTTATTGCCTCGGTGGTTGATGCGGCTTCTGGCAGAGATACCCCCGCCGCACGCTACCTTTGGGAGCTGATTGACGACGACGAGCCCACCAACTGGACGGATGTTTCGACAGATATTGCCGGAGGTTGGGTGCCAATAAATGACAATCAGTCCACAACATGGCAAAATGTGGCAACTTCTAGTAGTGACGACTGGGTGCTTATTGACGACGCCCAGCCCACCGACTGGACCAGTACATAAAGGACAGGAATGGCTCTCGTTCTACCTGATCGCGTCAAAGAAACTACTACCACCACAGGCACGGGTACGATTACCCTCGCCGGTGCGGTTACTGGGTTTCAATCTTTTTCTGCCGTAGGCAACGCCAACACCACCTATTACTGTATTGCCAGCCAGACGGTTAGCGAGTGGGAAGTAGGTATTGGTACGTACACGGCGTCCGGCACGACGCTCTCCCGCACCACGATTCTTGCATCCAGCAACGCTGGCTCGGCTGTTAACTTCAGCGCAGGCACCAAAGATGTATTTGTGACCTATCCCGCCGAGCGTGGCGTCTGGGTTGATGGTACGCAGGTCATCTTCTCCAACAGCGGTTTGGTTGACGGCACGAGTTTAAACATCAACGGGACGGCAACGGCCCCCTCCGTAGCAAGCACGGACACCATCCTGCTGTACAACGCCGCCACAAGTAGCAACAAGAAGGCCACAATCGCTGCGGCTGCTCTGCAAGGTCCAACAGGGCCTACAGGACCACCGGGCGGCACGGGACCCACTGGCCCGACGGGCCCCACCGGACCAACAGGTCCTACGGGCCCTACTGGGCCAACAGACTATTCAACCACGGCTGCTCCATGGTCATTGTCTGGTGGTGGCGCGGTTACTTGGAATTCAAGCACAGGCGTTGTGTCTTGGAATGCGCGAGTTATTGCCATCCCGGTCAATAAATCTTTTGGATCGTCTGGTTATTTCGATATTGGCCCAGCGTCTTACACCATGTCAGTATGGTCAACGCTGTATTACGTTCCAACATCTGGTTCTGTTAACACATACAACGCTGGTTTTTGGGTGTTGAAAAATTACACCGACAACCAAGTCATCACAGCAAATTGGATTCCAATCTGTACTTGGAACGGAGACACAAATGCACTTCGTTGGAATCCCGGCTTTACGGATATTCCAAACGGCGGCACATACACCTCATCAACGGCACAGCGTTCTTGGGCTATTGGCCCTACGGGCCCCACTGGGCCGACTGGGCCTTCTGGTGGCATTGGCCCCCCGGGCCCTCCCGGTACTGCCGCAACTATTTCGGTAGGGACGACCACTACATTGGCCGCTGGCTCACCGGCAACTGTGACCAACGTTGGCACCT